TCACAGTTTGATGAGTGTCGCCAGGGCGGTGACCGCGAGGGCAATCATGGCCCCCAATCGAACGGTCATGCGCAGCGACAAGCGGTCGAGCGCATTTTCCAGATCAATCTTGGTCACCAGTTCGCCCATCACAAAATCCCTCGCAGCCTCCGCGTGTGCCTCGGCCTGCTCTATGGACACACCAGAATCTCGCAGGCGCTTGGCATATCCCAGGGTATCGAATGCGTATGCCATGGTCTATGCCACCTGCCGGGTCGTACGACCACGGCCCTTGAGCGCGGCCGATCGGGACTGTTGGAGCGTGCGAATCGGCTCATCCAGCTCTCCCTTAGTGATTGCCTCTCGCACTGCCGCGTAAAACGCGGACAGCTCGTCAGCCGTCCCAATGAAGTGACCTGTCGCCCCGTTGAGGGGGATGGGGAGCTGGCCGTAGCGGATGCCCGTCCAGTATCCCTCGGGGGTTTTGGTAAACCAAGTGGACACCGCTTTGGCGCCTCCCTTGGTTTTGGGGAGTGGTTGCCCATTCTCCACCAGGCCGAGGTATCGGGTCTGCTCGTCGAGCGCCTTCACGATAGCCTCCTTCGCAACTGCGAAGGGATCTGTCACTTTCCCGCCTACCTTGGCGGGTGGCTCGCCCGATCTCTTGATGAGAGACATAAACGAGTACTGCATCTGCGGTGCCTCCGGTTCAGCAGCCTTTGGGTTTCTAGCCATGACGCTACTCCTCTGCTGTACGTCTGAGGTTAGCTTACCATGTACGTCACTACAAAGGTCGTGACCGGAAGTCTCTGGGTGCTATGAGTAATACGGTTGCTATGGGAATAGAATATATTCTGCTCAATTTTGCTTACAAATCGGTGCTAACCCGATACTCCCCATTGGTTCGAATAATCAGCCGGTTCTTGACGAGGGTGGCGAGCGCCTGGCCGAAGCCCCCAGAAGTCGATGATAGGCCGGTCCTGATGGCAACCTGGGATCGTGTGAACGATAGCCCTGCCGAGGAGGCGAGGAACGCCAGTATCTTACCCTCAGCGCGGTTGCGCCCGAGTTTGTCGATCCACTCGTCGGCGCCATTGAACCCGGTCTGAGCGGTAGACGTAGTAGGTGCTCCACCCACTATGGCCCGAATGGCATCCAGTGCTCTGGAATGCTTGGCTGCCTCATCCCTTGCGGCCCGTATCTCGATGTCCTTGGCTACCAGCTTTGACTCGTATTCGTTGCGCAGTTCTATGATGCTCGTCTGTTCGACTGGTGCCTCGGCCTTTGCCGTAGGCCGTGCCGGTTCCTTGCGCTCTGGTGGAGGCGCGGACCTAAACGTCTCGATGAAGCTTTGGATGTCAGACTGTTCGAGCTTTGGCACCTGGAAATGATCCCCGATCTTCTCTCGGTCAGGGTGGAACGTTTCGCGCTTCCTAATCTCGATGCGCTCGAATACGCCCATGAACTCAGGCGACCATATCCAGCCGTGGCCCTTGGGAAGCGAGGGTAGACTGGCCATGAACTTCTGAAAGTCGCCCTCCGCTGACTGGGCCTCCACCCAATCGTGCAGCGCCTTGCGGTCTTGAGGGCTGGTGTTCTGAAACGCCAGGAGGGTGTCGAGCTGCGTCAGCACGTCCTTGTTAATCGTGGCTGCACGCTGGTTGAGCATGGTGACACCGATCCCTTTGTTTCGGCCCATAGTGACCAACGCTTCAACCGCTGCGAAGGTTTTTGCTTGAGCGCCCATGACCCGCTGCGGCACATACTCGTGTGCTTCTTCGATGAACACATGACGGGGCGTATTGTTGATGTTGAGCAGCTCTTCCGCGAATTCGGCGATCAGATGCCGGGCAGCAACCTTGGGCATGCCGAATGTCGAGATCACGCAGGATATGTTTTCCTTCACTACCGCCTGGGCGATTTGTCGGCCCATCTCGCGATCGAGCGCGATGTCCGCGTGCTGCAAGCCAAATACGACGATGGGCAGACCTTTCCCCTTGCCATCCGCGGCCAGGCGCAAGCCCCACCAAACATCGATTGGGTCGAACACGACGAAGGGGATGCCAGCTTTGTAGAATTCCTCTGCCATGACGCCGCCCGTGTAGGTCTTGCCGGCCCCACGCTTGGCGAGGATCGCGAAGGTCTTTGTTGCAGCATTGATTGGCAACGTGATTGATCCGAGATTTATGCTCATAAATGGTTGTCTATTAATTGCTCCAACAGTTCGATCATTGTCTGATGCTTTCTAAACGCCACCCTACGCAACTGCTCATATGCTTTTAATGAAACACGCACCTGCTTGGTGACCTTCTTTTTCGGTTTCCTCATGTTTCTATCCTACCACGGCTATTCCGTTGTCAAAGTCGCGGAGTGGATAAGTCACCTTGTCACTTTTCGTGGGTTTGGTAGGATTTAGTTAAAGGTCGATATCAACCAATCAACAAGCATATGAAACAAATCGAAGGTATCTACTCCCACTACCGAAAACCAACTCTGAGAGAGAAGTACGGCGGTGTGGTGCGAGTAGGGTGGCACATATTCACTGGTGCGGGTTTCTTCCTCTCAATGGGTATGTTTGTAGGCGTGAGTCTCTAACATGACCAAGGAATTTGAAAATGCCTTGAACGAATACGGGGCAGCGATGGAGGAAAAGATCGCAGCATCCAAGGCAGAGGACAAAGCACGAGTTCGATCACAGAAAGCGTATCACCGTTTGGTGATGGCAAAGCAGGAGTTACGGGCGGCAGAGTTAGAAGCACAAGAGCCAATCTACGTCAGCTAACATGAAAGCACCAATCTTCGGAAGGCCAGGTCTATCAGAGGAGAAGTTCCACCACGTGTTGGACACCTACCTTGAGACTGGTATCCTGCGAGCCGATGACTATGCTCTAATGAACAAAGACCAAGAGAACATCATCCGAGAAGTCAGAAAGAGTATCAAACGAATCACTACAAAAAATAAACAACAAATATATGAAAGCACCACGCCCAAAGGCATTTGACCCTGTACCAAAAGGCACACATGTTGCGCGTCTCTATTCCATCATCCACCTAGGCACCACCAGTTTTATATACAAAGGCGAGGAGAAGTCCTCCAACAAAATCCGCCTTACCTTCGAGCTGTGCAATGAGCGCAAAGAGTTCAAGGAAGGTGAGGGTGAAAGGCCCTACTCCATCTCTCGTGAATTCGGGTGGAGCATGTCACCACGCGGAAAGCTCCGTCCCTTCATTGAGGGTATGATAGGCACCGCGCTTGATGACGACGAAGCCTACAACCTCGATATCGAGAGCTTGCTCGGGGAAGCCTGCCTGATAACCGTCACCCATGAGGAAAAGAACGGGGCAACCTACGCCAACATCCTCAATGCGTCAGCTCTGCCAAAAGGCACCGAAGCACCCGACATGTTCAACGAAGGCAAGTTTATCAGCGTGGATAGCACGCCCGTTGAGGAAATCGAGGCACTTCCCGAGTTCTTGCGCGAGAAGATTTACGCCAGTGAGGAATGGGCACTCCGCATGCGAGCAATCCAACAGCTCGGCAACCTACCCGAAGTTAAGAAACCCAATGCTGATGAGGGAGAGGTAGCAGCAGAGGAATTGCCGGACATTCTCTAACTCATGGAGATAGACCCCAAACTTATCCGCACCTACCGGCCAAAATTCCTTGAAGGGAAGGTGTTGTGGTCAGATAGTACGACGCCGAGGAAATGCCGGAAGTGTCCGCAAATCCTCCCACCGTATTACCGATACTACTGCTGCTATAAGTGCAAAGAAGCGGCCCAATTGGATGGGAGTTACGGGCATGAGGAAGACCCGCCGCCGCAGCCAGAGAGTGAGTTTGCGTAGCGTGAGGCCGCTGTAACAGGCGGCCTTTGTCGTTCTCAAAAGGGACTACAGGCATGCACCCACATAATCTTTGATGGTGCCAGCATTCTTGCACAGAACAAAGTCAAGGTCTATTCGAACGCCAGGGTTAGTGGTACGAAAATACGTAGCATTTGGATAGACACGATACCCACGTCCACAATCCTCACCAATAAATTTCTTGTGAATGTCATAGACACTTATGCAGATATTTGGAGGTGGTTTAGCCCAACGAATAAAACAGCTATTGCCGGGGTTAAGTTCCTGAAGCTGATTACCGATAGTGACCATTTTTAGTGTCTCTGTACAAAGAGATAGGGGGTTTAATATTTGAGTGAATGGGTGTGGCGGCGCCAAAGGTGTCTGAGTGTTGTCACCTGGAAGCCGTGGCAAAATTATGGTCCCTCCGACAATTACAACGGCAACATATATCATGCCGCGTGAAAGCTCGTTCCCGACCGTCGTTCGGACTTTCACCATCACAAAGGTCATCGCCAACAATACGGGGACTACAAACCATAGGTAGAAGATGGACGACGGTATCGCCAATATCAGGCCACCAGCGCAGAGGACTATGGCCAGTGCCACTACCCCAAACGTCCCTCGGAAGTGGGAGCGGATGCTGTCCCATCCCTCCTGCCAAGCTATTCCCTCGCTGGTAGGCTCTGGGGTAATCCCTCGTGTCCCTCTGGGTACGAGCCACAACACCGCCAAAGCGGTGACCACCAGGAATACAATGAGCGCGATAGCCATACCGACCTCACCGGGAAGAACCCCGGGAGACTACCCGGATGGGGTACGGGAGTCGATTATGGGTGGGTATTCGCGCCAGTAGTCGGGGCACTAGGCGCTCTTGTAGGGTCCGCCTTCATCAGCACGAACCCGCTGGCCTCCAGGTGACGCACCAGGCGGTCAGCAGTGATCCGCGCCATCATATCATCGGCCTGGCGCACCCGCTTCCTCCCCTCATAGCGAAGGGCAAAGGCGAGGGCGTCGGCTATCTCGTCTGGTGTGGCTGGTCGCATGGATGGGAGGGTATGAGAACAGAAAGGGAACTGTCAAGGGGTATTCCTGTGACATAGTGTGCCGTACACTGATAGCGAGACAGTGCCAAATCAGCGACCGTACAGGTGAGGGAAAAAATGACACCGCCAAACCCGCCCAACGCAAGCCCAAAACGGGATATAGTGGAATCAATTAATAAATTCCTTCTTAAATCGAAATTTCCTGAGGTGTTAGCGCTAATTGCAGTTATTGGCGCGGCATCGGGTCTTGTTAGCACTCTGTTCAATCTTTATAATCCTTCAACACCTGCTCTTGCGGATCGGATTTCTCGCCTTACGAAATCTCTAAACGACTCGGCTCGCATAATCACCGAGATCGAAAAAGAGGTTGACCAGCGCCAAGAACTCTTGGAACGTCTTCAACGGGACGCAGAGACTGCAAAGAACCTCGCGGCGCTGAATTCACCTCAAGCCAACGCGGTTGTCCAAGCCCTCCGGGGTGAGCTAGATAAGGAAAGCAATAAAAGTTTCTGGATAGGGGCGGGGCAAAATTTTGTCTTTACGATATTGGGTGCACTGTTGGGTATATTCCTTCCAGGTATAATCCACCGCCTCCCATGGAGGAACCGTGGCACTGCTGTACCGGCGAGCGATATCCACACCCCTCCTCCTGGACAGCCAGGAAGTGGTGTATGATGAAATCCATGTCCAAACTACACACCATATTGAGCGGAACAAGTGTTATACTCAATGTGGTTTGGACACCGCAGAAACCCTCGGCTTAATCGCCGGGGGATTTCTGTGTTCGCCGGTCTCAGTAACAAGGCTTGGTAGATTGCCGTTTGTGGTTCTTTGAAAACTGGATAGGGTAACAACACACCAGAATATGGGAGAAGAATTGACCGTCGGTGAGGCGCGCGTGCGCACCACCTTCAATCCGAGTGCCAACGAAATCGTGGATCAGCTCAAGCAAAAAAGTGCAGAGCTGATAAACATGTGCGAAGACCTAAAAGCCAAAGACCCACGCCTCGCATCTATTGCCCAAACCTCCTTCGAGGAAGCAGCGATGTGGGCTGTGAAGGCCGCTACCGCCTAGTATGTTCCAAGTCGCGGGGCGGCTCAATCGAGCCGGTCGACGTGCCGAAGCGAAGTGGGACCGCGGTGCCCGGCAGCGCAAGCGCCAAGAGCGCGCGGAAGCCATTAAAAAGCAGTCCAAGGCTGCGATAGCTGAGCGCGTTCGCAAGCAGCAAGATGCGGCTCACACGCGCGCCGTCGCACGAAAGGAGGCTCGCCGCAAAGCTGCTGCAACCATTTAATAACCAACACCTATCCAGCTTTCAAAGAACCACCACGAGCGTTATCCCTGAAACCTATTCGTGTCCTCTCAGGAAGCCCTGCTCTGTCCGCCCCCCTGACAACAGGCAACCCCATGAGGACATGAATGTGAGATTCGTGGTTTGGTAGCCGGGAGACTACGCAACACCACAGCTCTGCTGACTTCATAGGTTCCAACTGCGCTCCATCGGAAGGGATGGGGGAGAAAAGGGGGGGAGAACTATCTCAATGAACAACAAACCTAAATGGCGACGCATTACAAAGCCAAGCTACTACCAGAAGAAAATAAAAACTCTCCCGAAGGAGAGCGCCCATTAAAGGGATAGTAGGAACCCGAGGCCGACAAGAGTGACGGCCCCGATAACGTACCCAAACAGGAAGCGTGGTTTGGGTGGGGCGACATCCCAGAAATCCTCCTGGTAGCTGTCGCCTCTGTGCCAGGGGCTCATGCTGCTAAACACGTGATTTTGCGGGGTGCCATGCCCGCGTCATACCCCTCGAAGTTGGAGAGGCACGCCTCAGAGCCGAACGTGGGGATGTATGTTGCCCCTTCCATGCTCTTTGGCGTGTACGTCTGCTGGTCGGGCTTGAATGCCTGCCAACACCACGCACAGGCATTGAACTTGGCTGTAGGCGGGCGTACTCGCTTAGGAGCCGCAATTTGTTCTGCCTTCACGTTACACTCCCTTCCCGATAGGTTGACCGTTCATGCCGCCAGAGACGCTCTGTGGCTCAATTTCACGCGATTGGAGGGTTTCTAAAGCCCTCGCGTAGCACGAGCGGCTGCACATGACATCCGTACCGATGGAATAGTGTGCGCCGTCCGGGTTGATGTAGTACGTGCCACACCAACAACGCTGCTTATCCATTTGCCGCCTCCCATTTCTGCCGGTCACTCATCGAGCGGAACCACAGCACTTTGCGTACAGGGCCGTAGGGCGTCTGTTCCGTAAGCAGTTTGCTCACGGAGAAGTTGTGGGGCAGTTTGCACCCACAGGAACACGTTGTAGTGTCCGCCTTGCCGTACAAAGGGCCTGTAGTGGCCGTTTTGACCGCAAATAGGTCAGACCTCCACGGCAGAGCCGGGACAGGCAGTCCGATGTCATACATGGTAGTTGTGTCTCCTCACGTAGCTGCGAAGGTAGATGCGCCAGTGGTACCGACGACGCTTGTGCATGTAAGTGCCTCCAATTTCTTGTGCATGCATCCTGCGGAGCATTGGTCGTAGCGTGTTGCGCCGACCATAAAGCTCCACTGTTTGTAGTGTGGTTTGTCACATCCATCTGCATGGCAGATGTCGCTTAGTTTCAAAAGTACCTCCCGTAGTTATCCACTTCAAGTCTACTACAGGTATAATACAAGTATAATGTATACTTATGCACAGCAGGTCTTCTCTCCTTTCCCACATAGGCGGTATTTTTTACTGATTGTCTCCACCCGCTGACTAGTAGATACTAAGAGACCATCAAAAAAGTCCCCACTCGGGGGCCTTTTTGCTTTTAGGATACTCCACAAACAACCCCAAACAGCTACATAGGCATACGTCTATTTATGTCGCTGCGTTTTTGTCTCTCCGGGGTCGATACCGTGAGACACGACACGCGCTCGGGCCTGAGGGTGAAGATGCCCCAAAAGAACTGTTGGGGCCGGAACGCGATAGCTGCTTAGGGTTGGCTGAGGATTATCGCTGTGACATTCGCACTATGATTTTGCGGACTATGCCCCACATTGTTTGGGCGCTGTACCACGCTGTGAATACGGTAGTGGACAGGAGAATACCCTGCTCAATGAGAGTATCGGCGTCGGTTGCCTCAATGACCCCAAACGAGGCAAGAAGGCCGATAACAACGCGGGCACCTGCGGTAATCGTCAAACTTAACTCTTGTGGGTTTACCGAACTGGAGAAAGCACCGTATTTTGGTTCGTTCATGTTATTTAGTTAAATACTTTTTTAAAAACTTCTTATAACTTCCATTTTTGTGTGCTACCCACAAGTCTATTTTACCTTGCTCAAAGCAAGTGAGCATAAACCGTACCGACCGTTCTGGGTATTCAAGTATTTCTTCGACCGACGCAAAGGCTTTGCCCCTTCCAACGTGATAGTGGTCGTTGATTTGGCACAAGCCCCAATCAGTAGACCAAACCTTTCCGTTTGATACCTTATTCTCTAACTTCGCCTTTGTATTGAAGTTACTCTCTGCCTCTATAGTAGCGCATATTTCTGCCTTCTCTGCCCATGAGAGGCCGTATTCATCACACAGCACGCGGATGGAGTGGATAATCTCTGCTCGGGTGCCCCATTTGTAATCTGATACGGCAGGTTTTGGCCCGTCAATCGGAACCTGGCTTTCTGGGTTGGGCGTCGTGTCGCTCGGCAGGATGTCGGACGGCGCTGTAGGTGCTGGGGGTGGCACAAGGGTTGGCTGCCATGGTTTAAGTGGCACCTGCGCTGTTTCACGCTGTTTCACGGCCTGTCTAGTGGTGAACAACGCCAGGAAGTCTGCAAAGAAGCGGGTCAAACCGAACCTGGACAGGACGTTGAACACGGTGACGGTGTCCGCTCGCTCCTCTGGCGTCACCTCGGCGCTCACATAGACCCGATATCCCCAATCAAAGAACGCATAATCGCTTGACAATTTTTTAATAAAGTCATCTGTCGTGCCTACCTCAACGTAGTTATCGAAAACAAAGTACGCGGGTAGTGCGAACATCAACACCACATGGTTAAAAGGTCGGTCGTCTCGCTTGTACTCCCCATTCTCAGGGAAGGGCCAGGCATACACAGCAACATCAAGGCAGCTCTTTTCCAGCGCTTTAGCAAAGTTACCATTAGACACCTGCTCGTAGTTGATTTGGAAGCGACGTGAAAACTCCGCTCCGAGGTCGCGCATTTGCTGGGTGATAGAGGTTGGGTCGATGTAGGTAGCAAAGTTCATCCACTTCTCAGCAGGGAGCATTGGCTTTGGAATGAGGCCGTTGGCGCGTATCGCTTCCAAGGGAGCTTTGAGAGAGTTACCTTGGCGAGTTGTGCCGGAGTTGATGGCGATGTACCTGTCTGAAAAGTCTACCCGTCCGTCTTGGACGTACCCATTGGCTTCAAGCCATCGCTTACTCTCCGGCTTCATCAAGCCATTTTTGTATGCGTAAGAAAACTCTGCGGCAAGATAGTTGACCGGCCCCCGTGAAGCACAGTCGGCAAAGTCCTCCGACCCACGTTGTATCTCACCCATAGGTAGGTAGTTTTCACGCTCTGCCAGGGGGATCTCATAGAGGGAGGAAGGGGATTGCGACCCGAAAAGCCACTCCGACCCATCCTGCGCTGCTCGCTCCTTCTCGATGTTAAAGTTGTTGTAGGTCATATTAGCATCTGTTATTCTTATCAACTGTTAATTTGTCGAGAAGGTCTCTGATACGAACGAGGATAAAACGTACAGCATCAAACTCTACTACAGCAGAGCCAGTGCGGATGGTGTAGATATTCCCTATAACCGAGTAGCCTGTGGACGCTATCAAAAGGCCGAGACATCCAGTAGCTAGTGCTGTAAGGTCAACGCCCATTCCCTTTCCCATGTAGGCAATAATCAGTGGAATGACGATAAAGAGCATCTTTGAGACAAGACCGTTGATAGCGTGGCGGGATTTTATGGCCTCGCCGCCTTGTAAGACGTATACCCTCCAAATCCCCGTAATCATGTCCAACACGATAAACGCAAATAGGATGCTAAAGCTGTGCATCGACATACCCAGGAAGAAGGCCGGCACATACAGTGCATTTTTTATGATTGCCCATGTTGTTAATGTGCTTCCTTCTACCATACGCTACATAACTAGGTCTTTAAATATACATGCGATATCGTGGCATGGTGGTGCAATATACAGCAGCCAGTAGGTAGCCACGTCTGGTAGGACTTGGACTGGAAGCTGTGGGTCTGGGAAGGTAAGGAGTTCCGTCATACTTCTAGATCATCAGGTTGTACGGGTCTTCGTGCCTTAGATACGTCTATCTGCACACGAAAGTCTGCTGCTCTGTTGCGAAAGTTTGCTGCATCAGCAAGGGCGGCGTTGCCTTGTCGCTCAAGTTCTTCGGCTCTTGAAAGAGCGGCTTCTTCTGCTTGCTCTAACTCTGTAAGGTTTATGGGTTTTTGTTGTGCTGGCACAATTCTTTCTGGCTCTACAATAGCGATGTTACCTTGCTCATCTACCACTATTTTGTTTGGGTCTAGCTCGTCCATACTGGTTATTATTTAACTTTTAATTTACCGTGGTCATCACTGATGTGAAGTCCGCACCAATGTCTGACGCGGCGTCGTATATGGTGGGAGCAATGGTATCGGTCGTGGTGGCGGTAAACATGGTAAAACCTGAAACTGAACATCTATCGCCACCAGTTGCACCTTGGCCTGGGGTCGCGTCGGTCGTTGTGGCTGCGAAAGTTCCGAGTTTGTATCCCATCCCCATTACAATGTCGTTTGCCGAGCTACAACCGCTTGATAGCGTTGCCATAAACCACATTTTAACTACGTCACCCGCTACTATAGCGATAGGCGGATTTTGAGCTTTAGTGGTGCCTGTGTTGCGATAGTTTGCGCTGCTTGCAGCTCCTCCTCCTGTAATACACGTCGTGCCGTTAGTCGTAAAACAAGTTGACTGAATTGTGTTAGAGAAGGTAGAAGTACCAGCCGCAGTGCTGGTTATGACACCTGTGTTGTTGATATTGAAGAGAGTTGTGGTCGCGGTTGCAGTAGAACTTGCTACGGCAAACAACGTCTTGTTCGTATTGCCATTGTTTGCATGGATAGAGAGTTTTGCGTAGGGAGTGGTGGTGCCTATACCAAAATTGCCTGTTTCGAGTAAGGTAACGAGGGTATTGTCAGCACCATCATATATATGGAAGTCGCCAGAGTTGTTAGCTGTAGCGGCGTCGTCGTCAAGGTGTATGTTTACGTCATCATTTCCACGTAGATTAAGTGTTTGGTCAGCAGCACCGTTGTGTCCACCATAAATATCTCCACCTTCAACCCGTATGTCACCATTTACGTTTAGTTTCTGGTCTGGTGTAGTAGTGCCGATGCCGACATTTCCTCCTGATGTAATATTCATCCTTGCGGTGTTACTTGTACCAAACTGGAGTCCGGCAGCGTCAAGCATGTGAATGAAGCCGTTTACACCGGCTCCTGCCGAGACATTCCCAAGAAGCATTCCTGTGTTAGAAGTGTTGTTTCTTGGAAACCAAATGCGACCCATAGAGCCTGCATCGTTTATGACGAGTCGAGCGACGGCGTTAGATGTTAAGTTTTGTACGTTGTTGATACCAACATTGCCCGTGTTATCGATTGCAAAGAGCGTCGTGGTCGCAGTCGGTGTGGAAGACGCGATGACAAACAGGTTAGAGAGACTGCCTGTCGCGCCCGGTGGGGTTGCTACTGAGAGCATGGCGTATGGCGAGGTGGTGCCGATACCGACCTTGCCTCCAAAATACCCCGTTCCTGTCGTTGTGGATTGTCCTGTGACCGTTAAGCCATTTGGGTCAGCTTGAAGGACAGCGGTCGTTCCAGTTGGATAAAATATGAAGTTGCTTTGCGAGAGTTCTACCTGCCCTTCACCTCCATTTGCCACTTGCAGATATATGGAATTACCACTTGCTGCGTCCAAGTTTAACGAACCATTGCTCGTCACATCGTCACTAACTAAATTACCAGCAAAAGTAGTATTCCCCGCAAAGTAGTTAAGGTCAGTGGCACCCGCTTGGTAAATACCATAGCGGTTTGTGCCGCCGATGAGGTCATCTATGTACACACCGTATCGGTTGGTGAGTGTGCCTGTTGGTGTACCACCACGCACCCAAAGGCCATAGTTATTGGTCATGAGGTTCCCAGCACCAATAGTAGGCAGCTCAGCATGAAAGCTCGCACAGTCAGTTGAAGAAGCGAGAGTGCCGTTTACAGTACATAAGCCCGACAAAGCGGAGCTGAGGGCTAAGTTATATCCAACACTGTTATTGACCGCCTGATACCTGTTTCGTATTGGGCCTCCGTTGGCAGTAACACTGGTGAGGTTTCCTGTTGTGGACGCACCCATTATTGCGTTACCGTTAATACCTTGCGCAATTCCTCCTTGTGAACTTCCAGCACCGTTGTAGTAGGCACTGAAAGTACCCGCTCTAACGTTAGCCACGACGGACGAAGTACCAACATTCAAAACATCATTTTGAACTCCCTCCGCACCCGTAGTACCTACAAACGCTTTTCCTATAACCGTGGCGTTGTTATTACCCCTGCCGTTTACACCCGTTATCCATACGTTTCCGTCAACGACAGCTTTGAAGTTTGAGGAGGGGGTAGAGGTGCCTATGCCCACTTGTGAGGCGAAGTATGCATTTTCCGTCGTCGTCGCACCACCTGAAATTGTAAGACCCCCTGTCTGTGTACCGTTGCCGATGGTGGAGGAGGCTGCTGAAATGAGGCCGTTGGGATGCAGTGTGGTGATAGTGGTGGTTGGGGCAAGGTAGCCCTGGGCGTTAATTTCCCAACTCTTCCCAAATAACGCGTTAGAACATCCTACCGGTGTGACCCACCCACCAGAGAGAACACAGAGGATGCCTGTGGTCGATGTAGCTAGGCCGGGCACCAAAAGGCCAGCGGAGCTGTTCGTAGGCTGGATGATGTTCGTGCCGCCTGTTTTCCACTGTTGGAGCTGTTGAATCCCCTGGGCTGATGCAAGGGTCGGGAGGGCGAGTAATAGGGCTATGAGAATGAATTTACGCATATAAATGGCTGATGTCAGGAAGTAGCTCGGGCTCACCTTTCATGAGTTTGGACAGAGGGATGGTTAGCTCTTGGCGGCTGATCAGATCCTTCAGACCTGCTTCTGCCTTCTTGACAATCTTGCCCGCCATCTCGTCGATCGCGCGCTGCTGCTCACGGGCAAGGGTGTTTCCAGTCTCCTTCCAGGCAGCGGTTGCCTCCTCCATGGTGGACACCAGGAACTCGGGAAGCGCACCAATGGCGTCCATGATGGGTTGTAGGTCCACCGGCTCAGGCTGAGGGATGGCGGCGATAGCTGCTTGGATGGCTCCAAGGCGACGAATGAGAGGCGCGGCGTCGAATTTATCCGTGGGAATTTTGCCCACCTCGCGCTGTAGCTCTGCCAGGTCGGCAGACAGCTCGGCAAAGGGCATGTCAGGCAGTCTTTCAGGCGTGGGGAGCTGGCTCAGACGCTTTTTGACCACCTCATCCACGATTTCACGCATTACACGATAATCCACACCTCCCCCGCCTCCGAAATTGGGAGCGATGGCCTTCACCAAAAAGTACTGCTCCTGCTCCTCATAATCCTGGGATTTCGTGGTGTACCCGCTGTCGGTGTAGACCGTGGCAATGGCCACGACATTCCGTCCATACCCAGCAGAGTCGGCGGGAGCTTGGACGGTCGAACTGAACAAGCGGGAGTTGGTAGCCGATTGCGCCAGGTTGGTGGTCAGCAGGATGGCACCCGTGCGCACGTCGTACACCACTCCTCGGACATAGTAGGTCGTCCCGTCTGTGTGGTTGCGTAGGAAATAGAAGATGTCGAAGTCTTCCGCCGGGGATATGACGCTCTGGGCGAGTTGCATCGTCCCATGGTAGACGGAGCAGGGGAATTGTAACGCTGGAGGGTTGGATGTGCAGTTGGGTATGGTATCTGAAGGACTATCAGGGAGCGATAGCGGCGTGCATAACTGGCGGTCTAGGTTTCTACGGGGTTATCAGAACACTCAACAAAAACGCTGGCATAGCAAGGGACGCCCGACTGCATACCATCGAACTAGAACGAGAAGCTCTCCGAGCCGCGCTATTAGAGGAACTCAGATATGAGTTGAAACGGTATTCGGACATTTCGAGCACCTTCTTTAAGGCCACCACTGAGACTGCGTTTCCTAAAAGTCCTCTAACTGGGGTATATCCTCTTGTTCGTAATCGTATTGGCTTGTTAACCCCGGCTGAGGTTCAAGCCTTATTCCATGCGCACTTTGTGATCGCGTTTGCTCATGTGCAAGCCTCCCAGTTCGCCGTGGCTTGGGATAAGGTTGACCAATATTTAAAGGTTCATCCGAATGATTGCGTTAGGGTCGGTTCATATTTCAAAGACGCTATAGAGCCAATTCGGTTGGCAATCCATGAATTTGAAAAAACTGTTGGTAGGGTATAATCCCTCGGTTCGGAAATCCCAACCATTGTCGTCAGTTCGGCATCATTTCTAATAATTAGTAGTCCATCACTGTGACCGATGAGGAAGCCACTGGCAACCGACACCGGATAGCACCGCGCATGAGGTTATCGAGCGTCCAAACGGCGGTAGAGCTGGCGTGCACCACTGTGCCTTCGTAGAGAACGGATGGGCGGTCTCCTGTGTTGCAGTAGAGCGCCTGTGGGCTAGATGTTGCGCCGCTGATGTTCCCGATTTCGAGACGGACTCGGCCGGAGCTAGTGGCTACAACAAGCGTATCGGATAGCCCGACCCAGACCTTCGTGGCAGTGGGATAGGCAGGCAATACTAGGTCAGTCGAACCGAGGTTTTTTGGCTGTGTCTGTGGAAGGTTCCGCACCACCACAAGGGCACCACCAACGGATGCACAGAGGCCGATTGCCGTGATGAGAAGTGCGAGGATTGTTTTATTCATATGATGATGGGTTGCTTCCGGACTCCGGCGTGCGGCCCTTGGGAGAGCCGCACAGGGAGCCAAGAAGATTAGTAATTGGCTAAGGTTTCATGAACGTGGCCGAGCAGGTGCCGGTGAAGTACGAGGCAAACGTGCCTGCCGTACCAGTCGCAACACGGGTGGTAAGGAACTCGCTTGGCCCAAGGCGGTACGGTGACGCACCGGTTGAGTTGAAGCTGTCGTACCCTATTACCCCAGGATTGGTCGTTGAAGCTACACCAGGCTGCCAGACAAGCGTGTGCTGCCCGTCCGTAGCACTGAACTTCTTGACGAATGCAGGGGATGAACTGGCATACGCGCTACTCGATGTTGAAACATCAAGCGTTTGCGTGCCGGTAAGTCCATCTGCTGTGATCTGCGCGGTGTGGTTCAACACCGTTGAGGTCGCTGCACCAAATGGGTTAGGTATCGCACAGGGCACAGAACTGGTTGCCGCCATGCTCACTTGTACACTCGCGTAGTCTATCCCCCCTACAGTCCAGTACGAAGTTGTGTTCGTAGTGGTTGCCGTAGTGAGTTGACCGCTGGTGTCAATGGATGCCTGTTGCGTTGTACCGAAGTACACCGTGTTACTGAACCAAGATACGAGCTGTTGCAAATACCCTACTTGGTCAGTTGTACCAAGACGACTTGGTTGTGCTTGCGAACCCGAGTGCCCGAGGGCAAAGGCTAAACCTGCCACCACAAGCACCACGGCGGCGATTGTGCCGAAGAATTTTTGGGTTGTGGTCATAGTAGTGTCAGATTAAGCGTGAACGTTCGAGTAAGCGGCGAAGCTGGTTGCGTCAGCACGGACAGCAAGGTCAATCGAGGCGCGGGCCTGGTCGATAAACACCTTGTTGTCGTAGACCGTCCACATAGTGTAGTCCTTCGCAACTGCACCAGAGACAAAGTTTTCATAGATCTCTGGGTCTTTACGGACGGCGAGAGATACGTTCTTTGCAACGGTGAAGATGGAGTGAACCACCTGCTTTGCAGCGGTAAACAGGTTAGACGCACTGGTGAAGCTGGATGACAGTGTCACCTTACCAGCACCCTTTATCAGGATGTCAACATACGTCGTACCATCAGTTGCTGAAAGGCCGTGAAGCGCATCAGACTTGTCGATGGTGAAGCCACCTTCTGAGACAGTGTCAGTGCCATCAACCCATGCGTCGTAGACGTTGGTGACGTTCGTGGTAAGGGCGTTGAGCGCGGTGACAATGTTGTCTGCGGTATCCGCTGCGGTAGCACCAATTTGGATGTCACCGTTTGCTGCGGTTGCACTCTTAAAGCGGAACGTAACACCTTTGATGGTCATAGTGTCACCATCGCTTGGGTTAGCGCCAAGTGTCAAACGTGCCGTAAATGGCAGGTTGTTTGACACGAAGACGTTGAATTGACCGAGTTGACCCACGTATCCGTTGGTGACCGCAGTGTCGCCTTGTGGCGTGTTGCGAGCCATCATGTAGAGCTGGATGACAGTCCACACTTGAGGTGGGACAATCCAGGTCAACATGCCGCCGTAGTCTTCGTACGGCAGTTTGCCGAACTTCATGTTGTTTGAGTACACAACGTTCGTGCCCATGAATTTCTCCATGGCGAGAACGGGCAGGTTTGCGACGTTGGCAATGCTGATGGTTGCTCCGTTGCCAGAGGTTCCACCGAGTGAGCCGTCGTCGATTGTATTCCCTGCACCTGCACGAATAGCGTTGAGGGTGTCGCCGTCAATCTCCTGGAAGATGGCATTGCTGAGTTGCACGCCGTAACTCTTGGTCACGTCGAGGTCAGTATGCAGCACCGTCGGTTTGACGATACGGACAGTTGCCTCTTTTTGCTTGGAGATGGTGAACGACTCTTCACCTTCGACGTAGTTCTGTACGGTGTATGAACCGTCAGACCCAAGGTCATTGGCAAAGATTGGGTTGGTGCGATAGCGGCGTTTAACCGTGTCGCCTTTTTGAAGACCTGCGGTAAATTGCAAGTCCGCGATGACCGGGTATATCGGCATCGCCCAGTTGGACTTTTGGTACTCCTTAGTCCAAATGGTCTGGTACTTAAATGTGTTGGTCATAACAGTTTGTTATGGCCTATCTACGCTACCCTACGACTTGGCTGCCGCGTCGGACTTCCATAGAGCTTCCGCGCTTCTGTGAAGCCGCTCGGCCCGCCATTTCAGGCGTGATGCCTTGGCCGGATGAGAAGTCAGGCTCCGTGTCGGCTGCTCCCTCCTCACGTTGGCCACCCTGTTCAAAGGATGGGCGTTTGGGAGATACCAGCTTGGACAAGGCATCCTTCTTCCTCCACACGATGTACTCTGGCTCTTTGTCGTGGAACTCGGCGGTGTGCGCGAGGCGCACCACTTCCTTCATCACGTTAGCAAGCTCAGTGTCATTGGTGATGCCCAGCTCTGCCTTGACGGAAGGGGCTGTGGCCATGATGGCCTGGTCCTCCTCCGTCTGCTTGGCTCTGGCACGCTCTGCGCGCCATTCTGCCGCCTCCTCGGGGGTTAGAGTGCCTTCAGCTTTTGGAGCCTTGGAGAGGATAATGTTACTCAACTCCTCCAGGCTATCAGGGTCGAGCTTGTGCTTTTCAGCGTACTCGGCGATGTCCTTGGCTGCGGCTTTCTTCTCCTCGGGTGTGGTGGCTTCGCCCTTGGCATCAAGAAGCGCTTGCAGGTCGGCCGCTTTGGCTTCTGCCTCGGCTGCCCGGGTTTCTGCGCTTTTGCGCTCCTTTCGCTCGTCTTTGAGGTCGTCGTAAATAGACCGCTTTTTAATAGGTTCAACAGGGGGTTCCTCGTCGCCTTCCTTGTCCTTTTCAGGCTCAGGTGCGTCTTCGGACTTATCCCCTGGTTCGGGCGTATCATCGCCTTCCGGCTCTGGTTCGCCCTCTTGAGCTGGGGTTTCCGGCTCATCTGCTGGAGTTTCGGCCTCCGGCTGCCCTGGATAGTGCTTGTCGTCATCCATACGATTGCAATTTATAGCCTCTGCCGAGGGATAGGTGTTATTCGCCCACCTATAGACGTTCCCGGATAAAGCCGTCCGGGGCGGGAAGCGACTAGCGCTTGTAGGAGCCTGTTTTAGGGCGAAAAACAGACCCCTGAAGGGCTACTCAGTTATGAGCTTTGATGCGTTTGTGACCTTGAACTCCTCGGCCAATGCTGCGAAGCCTTCGCCGTGTACGTCCAATGAAAACGTGCGCTCGGTAGGCTTACCCTCGAAATCGCGGTACTTGACCACGATAGGGTCGGTGGCCTTGGCTTTTGGAGGCTTTCCGCCACTTTTCGCAGCATCCTCCGCGTCGCGCTCCTCTTGGGTGAGCGCTGCTCGGCGGTCTGCCTCAGCTTTTTCGGCCGCCTCCTTTTCGGCTGCCTTTGCTGCGTCTTTGGCTGCTTTGTCGGCTGCCTTCTCTTCTGCTGTTTTTGCCATAGCTATATGCAATTAGGAACTTAATAATCCAATTGGGTCGGATAGCGTGATAGTAGCTGGTGGCTTGGGATTGTAACGCCTACCTGTGTAGCTCCGCCTCAAGCTCACTGCCGATTTGCTCCAATTCGGATGCGTAGTCCTTGGCTACCATCTTCAAAAACCACTCTCGGGCATCGATGATGTGCCAGAGGTCTGCTCGGGCTTCGTCGGTCAACTTACGTTCGATCGCCAACTTCTTACGGGCATTCACAACGTCCCTGCGACACAGGGCGATGAGCTTCTGGGTCAGAGGGTTCTCGTAGTATTCCTGCTCTTCCAAGAGGGCAGAGACGCGCTCCTGCTCCTTGTTGATTTGGTCAACATCCTCGGGGAATTGTGCGCGCAGGGCTGCTAGGGTTTCGTGGATATCCATTATGGTTGCATGGCTGCGGCGTTATCCATCACTGCGGCAGGACTAGGGACGGCTGGTGCTCCCTCGGATGCTGGTGCTGGGGCGGCGTTGGGGTCTACCGGAGCTGTGGAAGCGTCAATCTGCGCCTTGCGCACCATGTTCTCTCGGACAATCTCCCCGTGCTGCATCACGAAATCGAGGAGGATGTTGTATTTCTTCATTCCCAGCGATGAGCGGTTGTTGACCGCAAAGTCGTAGATGATTTGTAGGAAAATGGTGGTGGCACCGTAAAATTCGTCGGGCTGCTTACCATGCTGCACCGCCTGGATAGCTTCGTGCGCGCGGGCAACTTCGGTCATGTTGCCGTAGTTTTTGGTGTCCATGGCGATGTCGATTGACGCCTCGTCCATCTCGGCACCAGCTTTGAGCTTCTCAGCCACAAGCCAGCGTGGATTGACCTGGGCTAACTCCACCGGATTGGCCGATATGCTGGTGAGGGTCTCCATTTTGGCCTTCTTCTTGAGACTAGAATTGCGCATGTCCAGCGACGACGACACCACACGCACGTCCACGTCAGCATAGAGGTCAAGGTCAGTGCGACGGATGACGCGGTCCCAATCCTCGCCCTCGGCACCCAGCTTACGGAGAGCTTTCTCGGCAGGCATATGGTCTTTCAACCCTTGGATGAACAGCTTACCCACCTCGCCCATAGCTTCGGTGTATGGGGAGGAACGCAGCAACAAGCGCTTACTGATGTTCTCCTGCTCGGCAAACACCACGGTCGCTTTTTTGGATACTTCCTGCACGCCGCCCATGGATAGGTCAGTCACACCAACATCGCGGCCGGCCTCGGCCTGCATCCATTCAATAAGGTTTATAGTGCCTTGCAGTTCTGCGGTCTCAAAGGTGTAGATGCCCTCCCCAATCTTGCGTGTGCCACCTTTGGTATCAACGGCTACCAGCGCGTCAGGACGGCTCTGTGCCTGGTCCAGTTGGGCAACGTCAGGGAACATCTCACGGTCATATGCACGGGCGTTGAAGTTCCGCTTCTCGCGGTTGGTCAGCTCCTGGTTGAAAAGGGTGTGGGTCGCATCCGCCACGCCATACATATCGTCGGCGTAGCTCTTGGAGAGGAAGTTCTTGTTGTCGTCGTGGGTGGCCCATGAAATCCATGGGTCAATGTCGGCGGAAAATACGTTGCTGAATTTGTCGAAACGCAGCCAGATACGATACCAGGGTGAAAACAGGATGTAGTAGCGCGTGCCATTCATGATGATGCGCATCTCTACCAGTTTGAAAAGCTGCTCGCCGATGTAGTCGTTCGCCTCGGGAGATAGGCCCATGGCTTTGAACTTGGCCAGCGCTGTTTTACCCTCCTCGTCACCAAGCAGTGGGTCGAAGTCGGTCTTCGCTGCCCGGTCTAAGAGTTTCTTGACCTGAGCCTGGTTATAGCCGCCCGTTTTCAGCTCTGAGGCGGAGCGTACGATGTTCTGCCGCCCGTTGTATCGGTGCAGGCCGAGGATGCCGCCCCCGGTTGGTTGAAAGATGGCGTCCTCCAGCTCGTATATCTCAAAGCAGTTGCGATATTCAGGGTCGGACACCGCATAGTTCATCATGAAGCCACGCCCCGAAAAGAGGGCGTTTGAGCGGTCTTGGCGCGTTTTCAGCGGGAATTTGGCATTAGGAGCCACGGAGGTCGTCTCCATGTCCCACAGCGTGTTGTATTTACGGACAGAGATATAGTCAGCAGGTTCCTGCTCGTGAAATTCCAATGCCAGGTCGTCGTTGTAGGCGGCCATGAGCGTGTCCATCGCACCGGAGAACACTGGGAGTACGACGTTGAAGGGTTGGCGAAACTTCCGCTTAACCTTCCCTGCGTAGAGGTCACGGTAGAGCTGGATACGATCAAGACGAGGCTGTTTGTAGCGGTTGACGTTGGCCACGATGCGCATGCAGCGCTCCACTGCCTCCTCTGCCAATGCGTTCACACCCGCCGTCTCAGTGGGGGCGGAGTCTAGAATCTCATCATCTGATTGCATGGTCACAGTGTAGATAGGCGACGTGCTTTGTAACGTAGCTCTCGCACGGCACAGGTGTTGCAGAGACCGTGGCTATGGCGTTTGACCACTCCCCAAGGAAGCAGGCAGGCACCACATATTTCATGCAGGCGGTCTAAGTTGCACTGCGGACAAAAGACTTCTGCAATCACCACTTCAACACGCAGACTGCCATTGAGGAATGCCCGCACAGGCAAGCGAACCGGGTATACCCCGTGTATGTCGCATCTCTTATGGCAAAAGCGGAGCATATATCAACATTCTAACCCTCCAATGAGGGAGACTCGTACTTAGGCTGTTGGTAACCGACCAACTGCCTCCATGGGTGCCGACACATCGGGCAGTTGTCGAGGGTAGCCTGTTTGTAGAACCACCCGCACTTCGGACAGTTATCCCATTCAGCGACGGGCGGATTGTTGGTGTTGTCAATCATAGTGGCGGTTTATGGGTGAGATGCCAATAGCGACACTTTGGACAACGATATACTCGCAAAAATTCGGAAATGCCGTGTTTGAGTTGCTTCTGCATTACCTCAGTGGCGTCATGCTTCCAATATGACTTCTTGCCAGTGCATCGGGGAAGTTGAAGGACTTGTGTGGTATGGCGTGGATGCGCCAGCTTCCGCCGCACTTTCTCAAACGTATCCTCCGATATCTGGCGTGGGTCTTTCATAGGCCAGGGGTTTCGTACTCCTGCTGCTTGTAATCGGTTGGAACCACGCGAACCCGCGCGTGCTTGCGCATCGCCCACGCGATCGCACAGGCCATCAAGAGGTCAAAGTGCTTGGTAGAGTGCCCTACCCTGCTGCTGCCCATGTCGTCAGCGTCCGTGTAGGTGAAAGAGCGCATCTCCTTGAGGATGCGGATGTCGTAGATGACCAGGTGCCCGTCCTCCACGGCGGTCTTGAGGTCGTTGAGGATGGTGTATTTGGTGGCGTGGTTGGTCTCCCAGCCCAGCTCCCCTGTGCCAGAGGGTTTGTCCGTCAGCCTGTCCAGGGGTATCTGCCGGTAGATGAGGTCCACCGGGTAAATCATTTTCAGCGTGGTCAGGCAGCTCCCGCCGCTCTCGCTGTTCTTCTCGGGGCCGATGAGGCAGGTGCCGAACAGGTCACCCTCACGCTTTAGCTCGTATGCAAACTGGTCTGCGGGGATCTGATTGTTGATGTAGCTCCCCACCTGGCGCGCTGGAATGGTTGAAAAATCTATGAGGCAGGATGTGGAATGGTCGCCCCCGTTGCCCTTCCCAGTGTCAGCGCCAATGGCGTAGGCATGGGAGGGATTGTAGGTGGCCCAGAGCTGGAAATTGGCTTTCTCCTCCGTGGGGTCAGTGCACTGTGCTATCAGGCGGTCGATGGTTGCGCGGTCAAAGAAAGCGGAACCTGCCGCTGCGGGGTCGAGCATCATTTCCACCTCGTACACCCGCCGGCCGCCGGCATTCATCTCGCGCTTCTTGCTCTCCAGCGACACCTTGCGCCTGGCTGGGTCAGGGATGTCCTTGTTGATGACAGCCGCCTCGGCGTCGGTCTTCACGTACTTGTCGGGCCACGAAATGGTGCCATCACGCGCGACGACGGGGATAAAGCGGACACGCCCGCCAGCGCCCTCCACAGAGCGCCGCAGATACCCCACCACTCCTTCCTCGATGACCAGGTTACCGAGGTTGAGCGCAGCACCGTGCGTCGCCATTCCGCCCTTCGCCTCGTCTATCAGGGAGATGATTTTCTCGGTGACAGCCGGGGACGCTGCGGTGATCGCGTTCTCCAGGTCGTCGCGCAGCACAAAGTCAGGCCGATATTGCTGGTAGAGGCGGCCACGCATAGGGGTCAATGCCGTGTGTGCCTCCACCCGAATGCCGTTGGTGGTAATGAAATTGGACACCCGCTTGAGCGTCGCCTCGTCCTTGCTGCGCGGTTGGTTGTAGAGGTGGCCAAAGTCCGCAATCAGCAGTTCGTTGGTCTGTAGCTCGGTCACTACGTCGAACAGGATGCTTTCGGCATTGCTCTTGTCGTAGCTGTCCACGTTGACATACATGCGCTCGCCCCAGTGGGACGTGTCCTCGCCCTTCTCCTTGAGTTGGTCGATAACCTGCTTGCGGGCGATGATCCAAGCCAGTGCAATCTTGGCGTGGGATGTTTTGGTGCTCTCACGGTACGCAATCCATGCAACCTCTTTGATATCTCGGCCATACACCAGTTCCTCTACATCCTGGTCAAAGTCCTCATGGAAGGGTGCGGACTTGAACGTAAAATACTTCAGAAAATAATAGTATTTGAACAGCGTGAAAGAGCGTGCACAGGCATACATCCGCTCGTCGCGGGTGCCGTTAAGCAGTAGGTTGATTTTCTCTTTGGTGAGTTTCATTCATAGAAACGGTCGAACGCCCATGTGATGAAGACGCATATCGGTATGGCGATCAACAGGCCGAGTAGGACGCTCAACATATTATTCCTCCAACAACGCATCGAGCCGTTGCCGGTCTTGGTCTGATAATCCGAGCGATACATCACCTTTGAAATTGATTGCCTGTGTCGCTTTGCCCATGAGTTGCTCCCCGACGAACACCATGAGGCGGCTATCCTCTTTGTAGTTATCTTGCAGGAACTCGAAGTACTCCGCGATAGCCTTCTTGTCCCAATAGTCAAAGATGGTAGGGCGGTTGGTGCTCCCCTTTGGTCGTCCCCCTTTCTTCCCGTTCTCACGGGCTATGTGAGCTGGTGCTGCCATCGGTTATAGTTGGTATTTAACCTATTTCGTTATCGTCCTTTCTAATACCGCGATACGCTCCCGTAGAAACTCTGCTTTTAAGTCTTGGAGTGTGATAGCCTGCTTGGTCTCACTGACACCCTTCTCAAAGCTGAAGATGAGGTTATCCACCTCTTCCACACGGCCTTTGTTGTGCTTGGCATTGAGAGTTGACCGCTCTGCTTGTAGGTCTGCAAGCTGTGTTGAGATGAGATTGAGCGTCCCCTCTTGCTGAAAGCGAGCATTGGCGTTTGCCTTCAACATCTCCTGCATATCGGCAATCTGATACTCGGCTGGGTATTCCCCGTTATCCCAGAACACCACTACCATGTCGCGGTTAAAATTGACCGGCCCCTCTGGTTTGTGAGTCTTGAGAAACTCGTTAGCTGCTTCTTGTTGGTCAGGGAGTAAAAACGTAGCTACTTGTATCATGAAATTTATGTGAGCGATTAATACGCCCATCTTATCACAGGAAAGGGGACAAGTGTCAAAATGCGTGTGGATATGCTAGTGTAGGGGCATGACAGATATCATACTTGCCTTGGTAGCGGTGTTCTCATTCGGCTATCTCACCGCTTGCTACCGACACAACGTGTAGCTACTTGAGTAGCTGATTAGCACCAAGAGCTGTAGCTGCTGAGGCTCCGATTGCCGCCGTGACTGGGTTTCGCTGTATCGTTGCTGCTGCTCGTTTGAAGACTGAGCCTTTCTCGCCTTGAGCTTTTATAAGCAGCTCGTCTTTCGCATGGAAAAGGTTACGCAAAGTCTGAAACTCCGCTTTGACGTTGGTATTCTTGGCATATTTGGTCATAAGATCGTTGAGCGCATCACGTCCCGCGCGGTGCACTTCATCCAATGCAGCTACCTTGTCTGAATCGTAGGCAAGCCTCCCTCGGGCATTCTCGTAGGCCGCATCCATCGCTTTCCGAACATCCCATATGCCCTTCGGGGTACCGTTTGCTTTGCCCGCTGCGTTCTCTACCACTCGTAGATACTGTGTAACTGAGGGGTCAGACCCTTGCAGTAGCAGGCTCTCATCCGCTTTGGACGTAACAGCACCGCGCACCGTCGAGACAATCTCCTTCTTGGGCACGATGGTCTTCTCAGACACGAGGGATTTCTCGAAGGCCTGGGCTTTTGAGGTGATAGCACTGCGAACCGTGTTGAAATTCTTTAATGCCGTGGCCTTTGGTTGATAGCCCGGTAGTTTGGTCAACTCTGCCGCTGCGTCTACCTCCGCTTTGTTGGGCGTCAGTGTCCGGCTCTTGAATATCCCCCCTTCATTGACGCGCGGCGCACCGCCCACAGTTTCACTGATGAGTTTGCCACGTTGAGTTTTCGTCGCTGCGTTGAAGTCGGGAGTAACTGCCTTTAGCGCCGATTTGGCTGGGTTTCCTGCCTTAAACAATCGCACTCCCTCTCCAACGCCACTGAATGCAGCTCCAGCCGCGCCCCCGATTGCCGCATCCCGTGCGATAGTCTTTGCATCCTTGCCACGCGCGGCGGAATTTCCACCTCCAATGAGTGCAGCGAGGCCCGTGTTGACCGCGAGGCGTCCGATCGCTGTTGGTGCCGTTGCAGCAAGCGACGCTGGCAACGCGACCGCCTGTACGGTATCGCCGACGATCCGCTTGAAATTGGCATTGTTCTCATCACCCACTGTTTTCAATTCCTGGCGGGCACCCTGAAAATCGCCTTTGAGGGCCTTCTTTCCGGCTGCATAGAAGCCATAGGCAGATGTGCCAATCGCCTTACCAAGTTGCGCACCGGGGAAAATCTTGCTTATGCCCGTAGCTGCACGGTCCAGTAGGTCACGCTTCGGAGCCGCTGCCGGAGCTGCTGCCGCTATTGGCTTCAGCTTCGCCGCATAGCTAGGTGTGCCGCTTGATGCTGGGCTTATGGGTTTGAGTTTATCCTGATATGCCATGCTATTGAGGGGTGTAACCGTCGTTGAGTGCCTGCTGATATTCCTCCGATGTAAGATCGGAAGCATCAACCGGCTCACCACCATTCGGAGGTATCAGTACCTTACTGCCACCTGGGGCATATGCACCGGATGCAAACTGATTGTCATAGTAGCCCATTGGGTTGACGTAGGCATTGAGGCCCTCGGCAGATTTGCTCTTGAGCACCTCCTTGACGGATACAAGGCGCTGGCGAAGCTCGGTTGGGAAGTACTTGGTGGAGCCGAAGAGTTGGTTGTATTCGCCATCTTCCTGTGTGCCCCATGCGGCGCCGGTCACAGAGTTACGATACGGTTGGATAGCTGCCACAAGGTGGCTGTTGATTTGGGCCAGTTTGGGGTCGAAGTCCTTACCGGCCTGGTTGAAGACATACTGCGCCGCGTTGCTTATCACGCCAGTCTTCACACCGCTGTCGATGAGCGCGATGGCCTTGTCGATTTCGGAAATGCCAACGGCCTGATTGGTGAAGTCACGCTTAAACTCCGCCGGTTGGCCTTTGAGCACCTGGGCGGCAATGAGGTTGATTTTATCCGCGTCGTTGCGGGCCTTGCTTATCTGGTTTTGGAAAGTCGCCTGCCCGAACTTGGTCGGTATCGTCGAAAGGGTAGAGCCGATGATGGCATCCAGGTCACTGCCATATGCACTGCCACCTCCGGCTGCTCCACCAGATTTCTGGCCGTTTATCGTTCTGATTTTGCTCACATCTCCGTCCCAGTTATCGGGAATGGCAACCAGGTTATCCCCTAGCTTTTGGAAATTCGAATAGGTAGGTGGCAGGTCTACCGGCAAGGTGAGGGCCTCGTAGCTGACTTTGCCCGTGATTGGATTGGAGTATGCCTGAACGAACTTATCCCCAATGCGGGTTGGGGTGCCGACAATCTGCTCCTTGGGCCGGTTGATGACGAACATGGCACGCAACGCCTCCTCAGACCCTCCAACGGCGTCCAGGGCGTGAGCGTAGACCTCTTGGTTCTTGGGGTCGGTGGAGAACTTATCAAAATCCACCAGACCGCCAGCGGCCAACAGTTTGAGATTTTCCGTGGCACGGGTCTGTGTCTCCTTCCGACGCGCCACGATAGCTTCCGCACTGCGGGTAGCGTCCTCTCGCTGGGATATTGCTTCTTCTCGGGCAGACTTGGATATGTCATTGAAAATAGCTTGCGTTTTAGCAGCACGTTCCGCGTTTATGGCGTTAATCTCCTTCTGATTGGCTGCGGTCACGTTGTTGGTCGTTCGCACAGCCTCGGTAGAACCCATGAGGCCAGAGAGCACGTTGACCGAATTGTTGCGGTCGAGCCGCTCTTGGCCACGTTGGCGTGCTTCCACCAACTGCGTGTCATAGACTTCATTGTTTGCATCGATGAGGCCCTGGGCACTGCGGCGCTTTTCCTCAGCTATCTGTGCTTCGGTTTGCGGAGCTTTGAAGGTGTCCAGATATGCCGTAGCTGGGTCGTTGGATGGGCTGATGACCGTCCGCTTAATGGGCTGTGTTGGGGTTTCAGCGGTAGGTGGAGCAAAAGCTGCTTGCACCCCTTTGAACGCCGTCTGCTGTTCAGGAGACAGGTCAGAAGGCACTGTGCTAAACGCAGTTCCTACACTTGCCGCTGCCTCTGCTTGTGGGTCTTTCTTTGAAGCCATGTGTATTAGAAGGCACTACCGTACACAGCTATGGTGGTTCCAATACCAAGAGTTACAGCCGGGTTACTTCCACAACTGAACGATATTGACGTGATTGCACTGGATGTGTTGTTCCATACAGCAGACCCAGTTATGTGCTGCGGAGCAAAAGCCGCTGACGAGCTATGAGTACCCTCCCATGTGACGAATTTGCGAGCTGATGGCAGGTTTATAATATCGAATGTGTAAAACTGAGGTGAAGTGGTCGAAACAGCGGACATTGCTAGAGCGCCCGTTGTGCTCGTGAGGCCCATCGCTCCCCCATTGTCACTAATAGTGTAACCGTAGTTTGTTGCAGCGTCGTTGTTGAAGTGTATTTGTGGAATGGTCGCAGTATTGCACCCAGCACTGTAGTACACCACCTTGAGGTGTGAAGCTGCTGCAAATGTGGTAGTGGCGAACGACATAGCAGCGGTTGAAGTGGTCGCAGCTAATAAGGTCATATTTGGCTTTAGCCAAGTCAAAATACCGCTTCCATTTTCAGTTAGAACAGTTGACGACGCCCCACGCACTGATGGAAGCGTGTAGCCAACGCCGTTGTTTGCTATGAGAGTTGAGGTAGAGATGAAATTGTTGTCTATTTTCCCGAGGTTGTCGGTGGTTACCACCCGACATGGTGCTGTCGGAAGATTGTAGGTCGAGGTCGCGGATGATGCCGCGATAACCAAAGGCCCGGACGTTCCCGACGATGTAGATGACGCTACCTCACACCCGGAAGCCAGCTCTGAGACGCCCTTAGCGACAGTTGATGCGTCAATGACACCTGCGCCGCTGAACGCCACACCGTCCACATACTCCTTGTCGGTAAGATCGCCGGTTGCTGCTGGGGTGACACCAGATGCGTATCGCACAGTGTTGGGAAACGTCTCAATGCCGTTGTTCTGGTTTCGTAGGCGGTTGATGAGAGGATAGTCCGTGATTTTTACGTTCGCTCCCACACGGTGGGCGAACTGCAAGGCGGCTATGGTCGTAGTGCCGGTCGTGAGGCTGAGGCCACGCTCCAAGCTGGTCACGCTCGTGCCGGACACCGTGCCGCAGACGTACTCGCTGTCTGAGCGCCCTTCGTCGATGGTAAAGCAGGCGTAGCCTGACACGGACTCGCTCCCTCGGACGCTGTTGCTCACAAGGGTCATGGAGGTGTCAGAGGACGTGATGCGGCTTGCCAGTGATGTTTCAAACAGGGCTGTGCCTGTTGGCAGGGTCACGGCGGAAGCGTGGGAGCCGGCGATAAATAATGCAGCGAGTACGATGAGGCCTATAGGCAGCAGGTATCTTTTCATGCTGCCATGATAGGCGGTAGGGTAGGATTGTAACGCTGCTCTAGCAACTTATAGACAACCAAATACTCATCTTCCGATATTCTCGCCACGCCGAGTGCGTTTTTGAGTTCATCGGCTGGAGCGTAATTGTATTTAAAATCTTCACCTCTAGCTTTCCTGAACAACGAATTGATTTTCGCAATGACATTTGCAGCATCCAAAACCTGCATGACTATTTGATTCCGAACTAATTCATTGATACGTTCGTTAGCGAGTCGTGCGATGAGATCCTGAATTCGGGCCTGTTGAATTTGCACAGTACGTAGCAGGTCAATGAGAAATTTCGATGTATCATCCGACAAATATCGAATCGGTGATTGGATAGAGCTTATAATGTGCGCTGGAACGACTGGAATCGCAAGACGCGGCAACACTTGGATGCCTTCAGCACCGGAGGCCGAAATAGACGTCCGAACATAAGGCTTTAGTAGTTCTATGCAATCTGTAGCATATTTTGTCAGATCACTCAATGCTAGTGGCAACAAAGCGAGAGCCGCCTCGGCCTCCCTTCGGCGTTTTTCCTCCTCTAGAGCCTCGGCAGCCTGGATTTGCTTCGCGACGGCTCGGTATGCAATAAGGGCTGCGAGCAATGCAATGAGACCAGAGATGAGAGTTTGCCATTTATCAGCAACGCCAATCGTCTTCAACATGAGCCATATCGCCCACTCTTGAACTTCATTGAGACAGCAAATATGCGTCGGCGACTGATCCACCCAGACTCTCCGCCTCTAAACATGCTTGGTAGCCAAACTCTTTCTGCCTTTATCACGGTTGTCCCGGTATGTGTAGCTGTTGATCGCCGCATACCCGATGTTGAGTGCCTGAAACCGCGTTGATATATATTGATATTTGGCTGTGTGGATGGGGAAGGTCACGTCGAAAGGATGCGCTGTAGCCTCTCCACCACCACCAATGACCTTGGAGCCGATGGTGTAGGACCCGATGGGCGTGTTGATGCCCTGGTCAACATAAGACCCGTCGCCTGAGATGGTGAATACGTGCACGGGGGTGCCGTCATCAAGGACGTTGAAGACCGCGATATCTTGGTCACGCTGAATGAGGCCAGTGATCCGCATGAGATGGGTTTTTTTGAGGTTGTCAGTGCCGAGGTTGAGCTGCCCGTCCTGCCACCAGTTCTCGATGGGTGATTCGTCGTCGTCAAAGCCCGAAAACAGGGTGTAGACGTTGTTGGATATGCTGCTCCCGCCGATGAGTGCCCCGTCCAGGATATCCAGGCACGATACCTTGTAGTCCAGTTTGTCCCATGCCCCCGAGTAGACATTTTTCACATAAAAGGCTGAGTTGTAGGTGTTGGCTGTGCCATTGACGTACTCCTGTAGGCAGACAATCTCTAGGTCTCCCCAGCGAAACGCCACGGCATAATCAAAACCATGAGCCGAGAGGTCCAGGGCGTCTGATATCGAGGTAGGCACAATCGTGGTGTTGTTGGTGTTCTGCCCGATCTCTAACCGCCGCACCTTGGGGTCGTTCGGGTTGGATGTGTCGATGAGTAAGATGCCATCCGGTGTGGTGTAGGCAGCTCGTGGGTAGCTGATGCCGATGTTCCGGTACGGGAGGTTGGTACTGTCCGTGTCGTCCAGTGAGGTCGTGAGTGCCCAAGTTTTCAACAGGTGGATGGCATACTCCACATTGAGGAACGGAAGCACGGTCATAAACGGCCCGCCGTCGTCCTGGCGGTAGATTTTCGCCTTACCAGCTCCCGGTGAGGATGTATCAAAATCGAGAGGGCCGCTGCTGGTAGCGTCCTCGGTGTAGTAGTCCGCGGTGACCGCACCCGAGGTCGTGTGGTTGAACGTCACGCTGTAGGCTCCGGTGGCGTAGTTGATAGTGCCCGTAGATCCCTGATTGCCCACCAGTCCACCATTTCGGTCATCGACGAGGGTTTCGCCGCCGGCCTCCTTGATCGCCACATACATGCAGGATTTGACGCCTGTGACGGCGGTCAGCGTTCCAGAGTAAACCGTGGAACCTGATGCCCCCACCACCTCAGCGGTTGTCTGTGTGTAGGAAGACAGAAGTGCCTTGTCGATAGCCGAGAGGTAGAGGCCCGTCTTATCGTTATTCCCAGCCGTAGTGCCGTTGCGCTGTCCACCCATGGAGCGCCCCTGATTGAAACGGAGCAAGCCAAAGCGGAAACTGCTGGCTGCCTGGCTCACAGCGCTGCCGGGGTTGGCAACGGGGATTTTGAACGTGCCGGAATTGGGGGAGCCGAGGTACATCATCGAGCCGGCAAGGTTCTGGTAGAACGAAAACCAGACATCCTCCCCGTCCGCTGCGCTGCCGAGGAGGTCTGTGCCTACCTCGTGTGTGTCGTCGTCATCAGCATCGTAGTACTTGACCTTCTGGCCGTGGCTGAAAAATGGAACCTGGGTGCCGTCGTTGCGGAGGCCGACGCCGATGCCGGTCACCTTCCCCACACCACTTTGACGGGTGGCGCCCAAGAGCTGGGAGCCGCGACGGAGTTCGATATGGTCGCCAAACTTGGACGTGACCCAGTTGAGTGCCGAGGTAGCAATACCAGGCTTGAGCGTTTTGGTGTCCTTGATGAAGGTGTTTTGCCCGCTAAAGGACGAAACCGTGAAATCGGGAATGTTCATGAGTTCATGTTGATGGCCCCAGAACGATATCCGTCACCTGGCTCGTTGTAGGGGTCGGTAGCCCGGAATGAGGATTGCTGCTTGGCGTTGTCCAAGGTCTCTAGGCGCTGGATGATGGCTTCTGCCTGCGCACGGTTGTCGGGGGACATGCGGGCGTTGATGTCGTCAAAATCTATACCGCCCTTGTGCATCCCTACCGCCATGAAGCCCAGCAACGGATGCGACCAGGAAGGGAAAGCCCAGCTTGAAGCGTCGTCATTGGTAATATCCCCACTGTCGCGGATGTAGTCGATATACAGCGTGCCACCGAACGAGATATTGCCGTTGAGGTAGAGGGTTTGTGTCGCCTCGTTGTAGCAAAAGGTGTTGGGGCTGTCCTTGTAGGCAAGGCGTTGCTCAAAGGGCACCTGCCGGTATTCCTCGATGCGGTTGTTGCCGTCGAACAGCTTGATAGGGGCGTTCTGGTCGGTCTCGTAGAACCTATTGAAATCCGTGATAGAAGCCAGGGAGATGGCCGTATTCCATGCGCTGCTGGCACTGGCGGACACCGTCTTGGAAGTGTCGGTCTTACGCAGCAGCATCCAGGGGCGGCGTTGTTCCACCATGGCTCGGGAGAGATTGAGTAACTGAAACAGCAGGGTAGATCCGATGGCGTCACCCCCGTTCACCTCCTCACAGAATGTTTCCAGCGCGGGGCCTGTCATGGTAGTAGGGTAGCAACAGGATGGTGGTTGTAACGCTACCAAACGGAGGTCATGTATGCAGTATCTATCAGCAGTAGCTTTGATCCTCAACTTTGGCGGGACTGTTTTGGCAGCCACGGCGTTTGGAGAGCACGTTGGCGGGGGCTACGATAACAAGAATGGCAAACGCATATATCTCGCATCATTTTTGAGCCCATTTAGATTCTACTCAGGTATGACCCTATTGGGCGTCGGGTTCCTGTTACAGCTTCTATTGGAAATTATCCGAGTTCAGTAGCTCGTGTTTCAATGCTACCTCCGCCAACATCCAATCCGACATGAACGTCCGTTGTGGGTGCCAGCTATCCTGTTCGCATCGGTCCCACAGGGCTACGCGGTCTTGCGGTAGCAGGGTGCGCACCACGGCGTCGTATTCGGCCTTGCGTTGGTTGCTGCCACAGGATTTCCAAGCATGGCAGCTTCGGCAGACACAGACCACCAACCTGGTATCCGCGAACGTGGCTGAGTTTGCCCGGGTGATGAGGTGATCAGCCTGGAGGACAACACCGGGGATATCCGGGAGCCCGTTGCAGCGGCGGACATCGCGGAGGATACATCCGCCGTCCCTGGCTATCACGATCGCGCGCAAAAGTGCCTGGATGCGTTCCTTGATCTCGGCAGTGTCAGAGTGACCGGCTACGCGGATTCGGGTCTTGGCTCGTAGTGGAGTGTGTCGAGGGAGAGGGCCGCCGCGTTTCATATTGCAATTCAGTATATCAGATACTCAGTAATCCTATTTAGTCGGGTGTATCGACGGTATATCGACAGCATAAAGATCAACACATTCCTCCTTGGCCATGATCAGAAAGTCATCGTCGTGACCGACGTGGCGGACGAATGGATAGCGCTCACACCTCCAAGGTGGCGTCACATCGAACATAGTACCATTGGGGTCCATTAGGACAGAGTGGGCCACGATACGCCAGTTACCAGAACCCGTGTCGAATACCAAATACCCTCGAACATATCGGTAAGTAGGGTTGGCGAGAACAAACCGGTCCACATTGCCGTGGCAGTTGCCTGCTGTTGGCACCCAACCTTCCATGGATATAGCCAGGCGCTCCAAAAGAACACCCTCCGAGTGCCGCAAAACTATCCCGCGCGCATACTTTGCTATGTCCATGGACCTTCGTATACCAGATTGACCAAAAAAACACCTCCCCTTCAAGGGAGGTGTAAGGCTAGTGGATGCTTTCGCAAACTCCGTCGATAATCCGATGAAGGGTTGGCGTGGCCGTGGGCTTCTCCATGACCTTGCCATTGAGGGCGAAGGTCACAGCGTTGAACAAGCGCCAGGCGTTCCGTTCGTCGAGGTCGGGGAAGGACGGTCTGTCCCATTCCGCCAGAACGTCGGGGACGCGCTGGATGTTGATGACACCCTCCCGGTAGAGCTGGAGGATGGCATGGTCGGCTTGGCCATCGGTCAGCATCGTGCCCTGGTAGCGTTGCAGGGTGCGGTGCTGCTGTTCCCGATGCAGTGCCAGCGGCTCGATGAGTTCGCCGACGATGCCGGGAAGATCCCGCTTCAAGTTGGCCGTGTGCCGGCGCTTGATAACCTGGTCGGCCATGAAAGCCATGTTGTCGCAGACGAACACCCGCGAACCGAAGCCAATCCCAACCGGAAAACTCCGGTCGTGCGAATTGCGTATGCCAACGGTATCCTCGTAACCTGTGTAGGTGCTCCGCAGGGAGAGAAGGCCGAAGTAGCGTTGGCCATCTGGCGTCACTCCATGATGCTCGTCCGTCACCTCATGCCCGTACATCGTCAACGTCCCTTTGATGAGGTCGATGATGCGGAAGTGGGGTATCGGGATGTGGGTTGAGGTTGCGTCAGGGGTTTCGAGCTGGCGCAGACCGTCATAGTCAACGGTGTCAGCTCCAGCGTGAAGCATGAGTGTCATGGTCAGACCTTTCTTAAAGAACAACAACTTCATCGTACCATGGCGTCAATCAAAGCTGCGCCAATGCCCACGGCCCTTGCGCACTCGTCTCTCTCGCTTGATGCGCTGCGTCGAGTAACCTTGGGCGATAAGCTCCCGCCGTATCACGTCATGACAAACGCCGATTTCCTCTTGAATGTAGGAAAACGTGCGGCCCTTCTTCCGCATTTCGATAACCACCTTCATTTCGTTCGGGTAGAGCGTCATGCGCTTGGCTTCCTGTGCTGCCGCGAGTTTGCGGCGGTGCTCTGTCCACCTTGCGTCATTGGCGATATAGGCGAGCTGCGCTGCCGATAGCTTGGCGCGCTGCTCTGTGCTCATTGGTGCTCGGGTTCCACTCATCACGGACTGCTCCTGTGTTCTGTCCGAGAGTGATTTTACCATGTGGTCGCTATGGTGCACCTTGGTGATATTGGTGGTTTATCTTTGTGCCACTACATAAAAGGGTGGAGATATACCAATGGCATACACATTCATTCGCACCCGCAAGTCGGGCCGCAGATACAAATATGTGCAGGAAAGCTACCGAGAGGGTGGGAAGGTGAAGACGCGCTACCTATCCTGCACGCCGCTAGACCCGCCGATACCCAAACGTCCTAGGAAGGGAAAAATCGACTGGGCTGGCACGGTCAAAGGGGTAGTCTCTATGGGCGTCACCGCAGCTCTGGGGAAGCTCGGGCCACCTGGTGGTCTCTCGCACAAGAATAATCGATACCGGCCAGTCGATCCCCGGACATTTGAAAAAATGACAGATAAAGAGCGCCAGATGGAATTGCTGCGTGCTCGTATAGCGCGGGAAGATGATGAGCGGCGAGCAGAGGCGCGCCAATACAACACTCCTGCCGCGAAAGAATGGAAAATCTGGTTTGCTGAACAGGAACGCGCAGAGCTGACAGCGTCGCGGGAACGGGAAACCAAAGCATTCGCCGAATGGCAAGAACACCAGAAAGGTTATTTCAAATGGGACGGCACGATTTACTCAAACCGTGAAGACGCTCAAAAAGCTCTTGCCGGTTACGTTGAAAGTCTCAGCCGGCAGGCATACTACAACCATGTTTACGGTCCTGGGCCAGACGACCATGCTTTGGTCACACAGGAATACACTGATTCGGAAAAGCAAGAGCGTTCCGAACATGCCAAAGCTTATCAAACCAGCCTCCACAACCTGAATGCCGACATCGCACAGGCCACACCATCGCCTGATACCGCCCCTGATACCGCTCCCGATGCTGGGGACAGTTCTGCCGGTGAAGGACAGGATGGTCAAGGAGACGGTAAAGGTGACGGGGCGCCATAAGGGAGACCACCCGGACGATCAATTTTTCACCTGTTGATGATGGTTCCTAGAGATTTTGCTTCCGTAGCTCCATAAGGAGCTCCCGCACACCCAGCAGCATGAATCTCTCTTGAAAGACGTATTGAAAAATATGAAGGCTCGTGGCACCAACCTGCGCGGTTGATTTCAGTCCCATAGCGAGTGTCAGGTCATCGTCATGAAGGTAAAGGTGTTGCAATTGCGTTTGGTCAGTATCCCGCTGCATTGTCATACTGGCCGTGACGCCCAATACATTTGGATGGGCTCCGAAGTTTATAGAACGTTCATACAATTGTTCGTACACTTCGCCAAGACGCGCTTCCGCTCCTGCAACAGTCTTTTGCACATCAATGGCACGAAATGCCCTTCTAACAGCCTTCAACGAAGCTGCATCCTCATTGCGATTAAGCCAGGTTTCGCCCAAAGCTGGATTCTTGAAGATGTGTAGGCCATATGCCGCGTACTCGAGGCAAGATCTCAAGAGAACAAATGTCTCTGCCACTTGACCGGACATACAAAGGCCACAGGAACCTCGATATGCAGCATGCGATCGGAAAAGCATATTTGCACCCAGTATACTCTTCGGGTTAACGAGGTTATTGCCAATTCTACAAAAGGCGTCGTCGATGTCGGACAGCAATTTGTATTCGGGCTTCTTAAGTGCAAAGGTCGAAGCCTGATTTGATCCAGCCATCTTAAGGAACGCTGACAGCCCGTCAGTGCCCCATCCAGGTGGCTTGCTTTGGTTCGATGAGGTCTTCGATGCTTCACTCACACGCGGTCTCCTATCCGTTCACCAATAACAGATTGGGGTAATCATTGCAACTAGTCCTCCAGTGGTGCAGAGGAATGACGCGGGCATGGTGAGGGATAGCCAATTTCGCTCTCGCGCCATTTGCATGTCTCGCAGTCCTCCCACTCTAAATCACTCTCTCGATAGTTTGTGGCCATATCCCTTAAATGTTAGCGCACATGATAATGGTGCCGATAGCGAACAGGATGCCAGGAGAGATGATGATTAGGGCGAGTTTGATTTGGTAGTTAGTCATGATAGTCGATAGCTACAAGGTACGTGCCCGGCTCGTCCTGCTCTGATAAATCATCGACCGTCAGCTCCTCCTGCTCTTCTGGGTCAAACACCTCGACCGTCCCGTAGTCCTCGCTCTTGAGGCGTTTGATAAGCTCCGCAGTCAGTGGCTGCGCATCATCTGGGAAGCCACCTTGTTTGTAGCAGTCGCGCTTTTCGCGCTCCTCGTCGTTCACGCCCGCAAGCACACCCGACCATCGACCTCCGACCACATACCAGTCGGCTTTGGAGCTACCGAAGAACCCATTGCTATCGCTTGCAAAATTGTTGCCATCCAGTGCGCTGGTTGCCTCGGCTATCGCGTCGTCCGCGTTCTCTGCTTTCACTTTAACAAGGTAGAAGTGGTGCATAAGCCTAAGCAGAGATGGTTACAGCCCGTCCTATAAGTAACTTCTCGTAAGCTTCGACCTTGCCCGCAAGACGCTCTCTTTGCGTATCCTCGCGCACAACCTCCTTCGCAACCTCGATAGGCTTGATGTCTCCTACCTCGATACCGAAGAACTGCGCGAGCTGTCCTAGCATAGGTACGTTTTTGAGAACGTCTCCGTTGTAAACACTGATGTTTTTGGCTGCATCCTTGTCCGCTTCCATGCTGGCGGGTATCCACGCCAGAAGCACCTCATCCGCAAATTTGACGTCAATGTCATCACCATCCTTGTACGACATCGTTAGGTCGCCAAACTTTATACTGCCCCCATTGCTCGCAATTTTCTCTTTAAGTTCACCTACTTTTATATTTGTCATAAGCCTATTTGTTGAACTTAAATGCTGGATTAAGGTGGTGCAGCAACTCATCGACCGAGTACACCTCTTGGTAGGCTGGGTGATGTGCTGGGCACTCCACCTCTGTGCTACCGTTGCTAAACTCTTGGGGGAAAACTCCCGTCCCCTTGCACTCGCAATTTGCCGCTAGTTGTTTTGTTGGCATACGCATATTTGTTATTGATATACCTATATACTACTGCTACCCCCTAGCAATGGCAAGTAAGTTATCCACCTATTATGACTGGGAAGTTGATTTGGGTTTTGTCAATGCCGCGTTCTTTCTGCGAGTAACCCAACCGTTTTTGCTAATGGTGGAAGGGTTGTGCTTTTCATTCCGTGCCTTCGCACCCTTCTTTCCTGCCTTTTTAAAAAACTCCGCCGTATATATCTTGGTCATGTAAACAGCATACCATGCTACTCCCTACCAGCAATCCACACTCTTCATGGAAAAAAGAAGCCGCCACATTCTCAGTGACGGCAAGGGTGTATTCGGCTCCGAATGGAATGAGGCTGAACAGACGCTAGATAAGCAACTCCAACTCTGTGCACTTGTTGGTCTTCATCAGTGCCGTGATGGCACAGAGGCACAGGGTTGTGAGGGGATGCAGGACGACCAGCACGTTGGTCATGCCCGACGCTGTAGCGTTCACCAGCTCCACAGGGTCATTGACGATGTAGAGCGTCCCTTCCCCGACCATGTGCGGGTTGAGGAAGTAGGGAACTTTGAAGTCCTTGGGGAACTGAAGCCGAGGCTCCTCTCCTTTGAGGGCGATGCCGACAAAGGCTTCGATGACGCCGCTCTGCCCGTGGACAGGGAGCACCAGGCGCGCTCGGTTCAGACCCTTGCTGCTATACCCACCACCCAGCTCCTTGATGGCACCTTGGTCGAAGTCGGCAAGGGCGTCGTGGTAGGGGTCAAGGGTCTGCTGATAGGCGAGCGGGTCAAAGCCGGACGACTTGGACTGAGGGGCGGGCTCCTGCTGCTCCGAAGGCTTGTCGGCGGGTTTGCCCGCACCTTGGAACTGCGCGGCAATCTGTCCCGCAGCATCCTTGGCGGGGATCTTCCTCAATCGCGCGACCAGCTCGATGCAATCGCCGCCCTGCTTTGGTAGCTTTTTGCACTCGGCGCAAAAGCAGATGAATGCGTTTTTTGCCGGCGTGACGATGAACGGCGCACGCCCTGCGACCACACCCGATATCGGGCAATGCCCGCGTAGCTGTTCGCCATCTTCTCGTAGGGTGATACCCAACCACGACAATACGTCAGTGATTGGAGTTTTTTTGATTTGAGCGAAGTCTAGCACTTCTGTCTCCTCTGTGTACTAACCTCCGTAAGTATATCAGGCGGTCAAAATGTTGATTGGCTCCTTCACCGCCCGTAGCCAGGGCGTATCACCAAAATCTAACGTCGGCTTCTCTATCGAAGGTCTGCGGCCGAATGACGGGTCATGCTTGAATAGGTTGTAGTTATTCCCCTTTCCGTCCGTAATATTGGTGAGGGATTTGATGATGGTCTGCATGTGGGGTTCTTGTGTGGTGACATGCAGGCACAACACCCCGCCTTTCTCGATACCGAGGAAGTCCTTGTATATGCCCTGCTGTATCATCTCTCGGTATTGCAGGAGTTTCCTGCGGTAGCTTTTGACCTTGAGGCTCTTGAGGTCCACACCCTCGGTATCGCGGTCAGCCTCCAGGAAGAAGTAGCGCCGGCCGCCGTTTGGCCACTCAACTGCAAACACCGAATCGGGACGCAGAGGGCCGCTGTAGTACTCTCCATCCACCGTGATAGGCACGTCGATAGACAGGGGCCGAGTGCCGAGAATCTTTCGACGGGACAGGAAGGTCAGGCCCGCCTTGCGGCACGCAAGTTCGATAGAGGCAGTGATGCAGGCAATCATATACTCGTGCCAGAAGTCCTCTATCTCGTGCCAGGCGTTTGCGGGTCTGGGGTCTACCCGACCGGCCGCTTCCAGGAAGCGCCACGCACGCACCGTGTTGGCGTAGACAATGGGCTGGTTTTTCCAGCTATCTGTCTCACGCTGCTGCCAGGGCTTGTAGACGTATTGCCCGCCCAACGGGGCGGTGGCCTCGTTGTAGAAGTCGCACATGCGCTTGACGAGGCTCTCGCTGCTCTTGAGGCCCGGCTGCATCAACAGGAACAGCCACTCGTTTGACAGGGGGCCGTGGTCGTCCAGGTGCTGGAATACGTCTAAGCCCGTATCACCTGGATAAATCCGCTTGCCGGTGCTCTGTGGCTCGGCAAAGCGGTATCTGCGATTAAGTGCGTCTCGGCGCTCTGTGCTCATATGTCATTGAATGAAAACCTATAATGCCCGTGTCAAAGGTTGCCTTGGGGCATCTCTGGGTGTGGCGGCGTGTGGTTGGGGGCAGCGGGTAGCGCAATAATTCTACCATGCCCCTGCATTTTTAATGTGGTGAGATGTCCACGTCGTCGGGGTCGTTCGGTGGCTTGCGGGTTGGGGTCTTTGGTCGGGTCGTTATCGCCTTGGATGGAGGCGCATCTGAAGGTGGGGTGGCGTCAGGAAGGATAATTGCCTCACCCTCGATGGTGCGGTTTTCGTCAGGGTCAACACAATATGCTTTGCGCATGGTGGCTTTGAGCTTGTCCAATTCCTGGTCGGTGGCCCTAGGCATCCTTTCCATCACACCGCCTTGCACCTTGACCACGAACGGCTTGTTGTTGTTTTGGTCGCGGACGTTGGCCAGGAACGACCCCACAGGCAGCTTGACATCGTCCGGCTTATCAGCCCGCAAGCGCTTCGCGAATACGTCCGCCTCGTCGTCTACATTAGCAAGCTTGATACCGACGTTAGACAGGGCGGCTAGGACGGGGTCGGTGATCTGCGTTAGCCGCTGATGCGAGGCGATAATCCCGACGTGTTGTTTCCGGCATTGCTCAATTAGTTTGGTGATGTTGGGGTCTTTTGCTATGTAATCCTGGCATTCGTCGATATACACAAAAGTCGGTATGCGATCATCCTTTTTAAGGAAAGTACGCTCCTGCGCTGCTCTCAGTACCATAGCGATAAATAGCCTGCCGAATATCTCACATTGGTCCGGCCCTAACATAAACAAATTCGTATGAATCACTACTACCTTCGACGATTGCAGCTCTTCATATAAATCGAGTTTGCACTCCTCTGCCGCGACCATATCGGCGATAGACCGATTGGTGAGCAAGTTTTCCATTCTCCAACCTACTTCCCCGCGACGGGTAATGAAGTCCGTACGGTCGAAATACTCAATGAAGAACTTAAGCACAGGTCCACTGAAGTGGTTGGCATGTTGCCGCCACTTCCCCTTTTCCGATACTAGTAGGTCTTTAAGCGTCTCTAGTGTGGCGTTTGGCATTTCCATACAGGCTCGAACAGCCATTCTGAATACGAGACGCTGCATCGAGGTAAGGTCGGTTTCCAACAAACCCGCAAATATATACTCGAACATCGCAATTGTCGCGTTGTTGGCAGCCTCCTGTTGGTTTTGGTCGTAGGATTTCCTGCGATCGCGACCCATTGCAAACAGGTTCAGGGCCAGAGGATAGACGACGTCAGGCTCAATGTAGATCAGTTTCCCAGCCAAGGGTTGGCCATCCGCGAATACCTTGAGATTGATGATGTTCCCAATGAGGTCCATCTCCGAGTTCATGACCACGATGGAGCCAGCGTTCTGTGCTACCAAATCGAGGTCTGCTGCTATCATCGCTTGCATGGCTTGTGTCTTACCACGCCTGGGTGGTGCGACGATGTGTATTCCGGTGAAGCGAGTCTCATGGTCTATAGAGTAGGGTACTTCCTTCACGAAAATCTTTAGTAAGTCTGTGTTTGTGAGCCACTCACGTATTGCCGTTTCCGGTGTGCCGGGATGCTCGTCGAGAAAAATAAACTGCGATTGTCCCTTCGTTTCCCGAAGGGAAATTGCATTGCGGTTGGTAGTTAGAGTTGCGCGTAAACTCGCGAACGCTCCCAAGTCGAAGGCAGATTGAGAGGTTGCCGACATATCTAGTAGCCTAGCTACTACCATTCGTGATTGGGGGTTTGCAGTAGCCCATGAGGTGCGAAACGGCCCCTCTGTATTTTCGCGCACACTGAGGTCAAGAAATGCGCAAGCTTGGGGTATCATGTCGGCGTAGAACTTGCGTATCTTCGCGATCTTGTCGCGCGCCTCCTGGTTTTGTTTGTGATTTGCTGCTCGATCTGCTGGATGTTCATCAAAGTAACTTCGGCTTTGCTTTAACAGCAGTTCTCGTGCTGCTATCTCTTGTTCTAGTTGTTGGATATCCCGAGCCCGTGCATCAGAAAATATCTTGGTAATTAGCTTGGCGTTGTCGGTCTGCGGTTCAAATTCTGGTATGACCGCGGGAATTTCGGCAACTGGCTCGGAGCCGTAGTTCACCATTTTGTCGTGGAGTACCCCAATCAAATGCCCAGCAATGCTATATAGGGCAAACACGGTAACGACGGTGCTCACTCCAAGAGCTGCCCAGAGTAGCAAGCTCGGCTGAGGGGTCATCTCATATAGGGCCAACAGTGCGATCTCAGGGATGATTGCCCAGAGAAAGAACCGGGTGGCAAACTGCACGTCGCCGAGGTTCCTGCGAAACGCCTTCCAAAGTGTCAGGTCTCCATTGGCAGCAGTCGGCCTGCTTCGGAGATAGTTTGTTGTGACAGACCAGGCTACGAGACCACTGACAATGGCGATGGCACCAAGCACGACGGTAAGTGCCGCTGTGGCAATGTTGAAACTTTCCATCCTCCCTTTTCCTCCTCGCAAAAGCGTGACGGTTCGGCAGCGAGGGAGTCAATAGCCTTGTGCCTCCTCCACGAACTTGTTGAAACTGTTGTCCTCCCGTGTGGGGTCTGGGTGCAGCCCAGCATGCTTGGCCAACAGCACCGCGTCGTCGTAGAGCGCTCCCTCCACAACCTTGTCACCGATAAGGAGCACGGCACGCTGTAGAAGCTTGGGTAACTCATCCAGGAAGCGAGTCGCAGCAATGAGACGATTTTCCCGGATCAAGGACACATGGCTGTCTCTTAGATAAAAGCCACCATCCGGCAGCACGATTTGTCCTAGATAATGTCCGATAAGGAACTGTCCTATAGCCAGAGCGTCGAAGTCGCCCAGCTCAGCCCTATTCACCCTCGCAAGGATGACAGAACGGGGGTTGAAGGAAAAGTTGGTGGGCTTGCAGAGCATCCCCTTAAGGACAGGGGAGCGCATGATGCGCTGGGTTTTCCCGTAGGCCCAGACGTGCCCGGTGGTGCTTTTTCTATCGGGAGGGGGAATGAGGGTGTCGAGTGATTGTGGCCCCTCAGCCAACCTCTCACCGATAAAATCCAAGCCGGTGTCCTTCGTGAGCGTTCCATCGCCTCGGGGAAACAGCGTATCAAATACCTCAACAATCGTGCATAATTTTCGGTAATTGAGATTTTGTAGAGGGTTGAAGGAGTGCTGGGTGGGGTCAAAAATCCTCGCCCTCGGAATGTCGGGCACCTCGTCCGATATGTAGAGGAAGCCTCCTTTCGGAAATTCAATCTGTGTTTGCGTGCCTATGTAAATTCGGTTTTGCAT